ATTGCGACTAGATAAGCGTTGGGAGGTGTAGGTATGGCTTTGGGACAAATGAATAAACCTGCATTGCTCTGCGAAAAGGTGTTTGTGACCGATTCTGAGGGCTTTTCTACGCCCAACGTTTGCATTTTAGCCAACCTTCGAGTGTTTGTTGAAGGACGTCACGGAAGCGAAAGGTGGGCGAATTTGGCGGCTTTTAGCGAGGCAACCGAACTGTTCCGTTTCAGGAAAATACCTAACCTTAAAATCACAACTAAGCAATACATCATTTTTGAAGATGAAGAGTACAATATCCTTTCGGTTGAGGACATCAAAGGAAGGAATATGTATATTGAAGTTTTGGCAAAAAAGGTGGTGGCATCGGGTGGCTAAATGTATTTGCAAATTGCCTGAAGACTTACTTAAAAAGCTCTCAAAACTAGGCAGCAAAATGGATGACGTTAGTGAAGTTGTGCTTGAGGCTGGCGGTGAGGTTGTTTTGGATAAAGTTAAAAGCAATCTTGAAAGCGTACTAAGTGGTGAATCTACAGGTGAACTTGTAGGTTCGCTTGGCTTAACCAAAGTTAGAGTTGGCAAGGATGGTAATCACAACATCAAGGTTGGTTTTGCCGAGCCAAGAAAAGATGGTAAGTCAAACGCTATGATAGCCAATATCCTTGAGTATGGCAAAAGCGGACAAGAGGCTCGACCTTTTCTTAAACCTGCAAAGAAGCAATCAAAGAAAGCGTGCATAGATGTTATGACACGAAAACTTGAGGAGGAGCTAGATAAGATATGAGTATTTTAGCAGATGTGAAATTGCTGTTTGAACCACTAGACTTGCCTATTGAAACGGGCGTGTATAAAGGTGATGCAGTGGACTCTTATATCGTTCTTGTTCCTATGTCGGACGGGTTCGTTCTTCATGCGGATAACGTGCCAAACGGTGAGGTGCAAGAGCTACGAATTTCACTTTATTCAAAGAGCAATTATAGGAAAATAACAAACCAAATCGTGAAACTTCTTTTAGAAGCAGATTTTACGATTACTGACCGAAGATATATCGGTTACGAAACTGAAACAGGATACTACCACTATGTGGTAGACACCGAAAAAAATTACGAACTGGAGGATTAAAAATTATGGCAACAATCGGTCTTGATAAACTGTATTATGCAAAAATTACCGAAGCTGAAAATGGTGATGAAACCTATGGTACTCCCATTCAGCTTGCTAAGGCTATCTCGGCAGACCTTTCGGTAGAACTTGCTGAGGCTACTCTTTATGCTGACGATGGTACGGCAGAAGTGGCAAAGGAATTCAAATCAGGTACTCTTTCGCTTGGTATTGATGATATCGGCAACGTGGCAGCATCCGACCTTACGGGAGCAACCATTGATAAAAACAATGTAGTGGTTTCCGCATCAGAGGATAACGGTTCACCTGTAGCCATTGGTTTTAGAGCTAAGAAAGCAAACGGTAAGTATCGTTATTTTTGGCTTTATAGGGTTGTGTTCGGTATCCCTGCTACAAACCTTGCTACAAAGGGTGACAGTATCACTTTCTCTACACCGACCATTGAAGGAACGGTTCTTCGTAGAAACAAAGCAGATACTCGTGGTAAACATCCTTGGAAGGCAGAGGTTACCGAAGGCGATACTACAAGCACAACTACAATTACCAATTGGTACAAAGAGGTTTACGAACCTACTTATTCAACTACGACTACAGGAGGTAGCAACTAATGAGTGCAGATAGAACAGCAACTATTACTATTGGCGGTGAGGAATATACGCTTATCCTTACTACGAAGGCAACAAAGGAAATCGCAGGAAGATACGGTGGTCTTGAAAATCTTGGTGATAAGCTCATGAAGAGTGAGAACTTTGAACTTGCGATTGGTGAAATCGTATGGCTTATTACCGTTCTTGCAAATCAGTCTATCCTTATTCACAACCTTACAAACAAGGATAATCAGAAGGAACTTTTAACCGAGGATAAGGTGGAACTTTTGACAACGCCTTTCGACCTTGCTACCTATAAAGCAGCAATTACCGAGGCTCTTTATAAAGGCACAAAACGAAATATTGCAAGTGAGACTAGCGAAAAAAACGCACAAGTCGGGTAAGTGACGAAGAGTTATTTACTCGACTTTTATATTACGGCTTAGCACATCTCCACCTTTCGCAGGATGAGGTGTGGTTTATGCCTTTCGGTCTACTCCTTGACCTTTGGGAATGCCATAAACAATTTAACGGAATGGCAAAGCCTAGAGTGGAAAGAGATATAGACGATATTATCCCGTATGGAATTTAACAACAAGGAGGTGAGGTAAATGGCAGACAATTTCGGATTAAAAATCGGTCTTGAAGGCGAAAAAGAGTTCAAAGCGGCACTTGCTGAAATAAACCAACAGTTCAAAGTTCTAGGCTCGGAAATGCGACTTGTCGAGTCAGAGTTCGGTAAGAACAACACCTCCGTAGAAGGCTTGACTGCACGAAATCAAGTCTTAAGCAAGGAAATTGAAGCACAAAAGCAACGCATCGAGGTTTTAAGACAAGCGTTAGCCAATGCAACCGAGTCTTTTGGTGAAACGGATAAAAGAACACAAGCATGGCAGATCCAACTGAACAACGCTCAAGCTGAACTAAACAATATGCAGCGTGAGCTAGACCAAAATAATGATGCTTTGGAACGAGCTGCGGATGGTCTTGATGATGCCGAAAAAGAAGCTGACGATTTTGGTGATGAGGTTGAAGATGCAGGAAAACAAAGTGAAGATGCAGGTGGCAAGTTCGATGGTCTTGGTACTACTTGTAAAGCAGTAGCAGCCACGCTTGCTGCCGCCTTCGCTGCCGTATCTGCCGCAGCTATTTCTGCAGGTAAAGCACTTGTAGATATGACAACTGAAGGTGCGGCTTATGCTGATACAGTCTTAACCGAGTCAACAGTTACAGGCATTGCAACCGACAAACTCCAAGAATATATGTACGCTGCCGAACTTGTGGATGTTTCTACTGAAACCTTAACCAAGTCAATGGCAAAGCAGATAAAGAGTATGAAAGCCGTTCAAGACGGAACAAAACTCTCTGCCGAGGCATACGAAAAACTTGGTGTTGAGGTCTTGAATGCAGACGGTAGTCTTCGTGATAGTGATACGGTCTATTGGGAGGTTATCGATGCATTAGGAAAGCTAGAAAATGAAACCGAGCGTGATGCTTTAGGTATGCAAATTCTAGGTAAATCGGCACAGGAACTTAATCCGCTTATTGAAGCAGGTGCAGAGAGAATGAAAGAACTCGGCAACCAAGCAAGAGAGGCAGGATATGTTGTCGGTGACGATATGCTTAATGCTTACGGTGCTCTCGATGACCAAATTCAATATCTTAACGTTGGAACTACGGCAGCAAAGAATGCTCTAGGCACAGTACTTTTACCAATTCTTACTGACCTTGCAACAGACGGTGTTGACCTTCTTGGTGAGTTCACGAACGGAATTCTAGCAGCCAATGGTGACATAGGTGCGATGTCTGATGTCATCGGTGATATCTTACCGAAAGCACTCGATATGGTTATGGCGTATGTGCCTGAACTGTTAGAAATGATAGGAGAGGTTGTTGGTTCGTTAGGTCAAGCAATAGTGGATAATTTACCTATTATTGTTGATTCAGCAACGCAAATAATCTTCTCAATTCTAAATGGTCTGATAGCAGGTTTACCAAAAATAGCAGACGGTGCTTTGCAGCTCGTTTTAGGACTAGTTGACGGAATACTAGCACAGTTGCCGTTGCTAATTAAAGTGGCGGCAGAGGTCATTGTTACGCTTGCAAACGGCATCGCAAAGTCCATACCGAAACTTATACCAACGCTTGTCAAAGTGGTAGTGGAGGTATGCACAACTCTAGTTAAAAATTTGCCTTTAATTTTAGATGCGGCACTTCAACTTATTATGGGTCTTGCTCAAGGTATCCTTGATGCCATTCCTGTTTTAATTGAGGCTCTGCCTGAACTTATCCAAGCAATTCTTGATTTTATCATTGATGCAATACCTCAAATTATAGACGCAGGAATTCAGCTTTTGACATCCCTTGTCGATGCTTTGCCTGTTATTATTGCAGCCATTGTAGAGGTAATTCCACAGATTATTTCAAGCATTATAGAGGCGGTGCTTACTGCAATTCCAATGATTGTTGAAGCAGGTATCGAGCTTTTGACTTCGCTTATTGATGCTTTGCCGACCATTATTTTGACGATAGTGGAGGCTATTCCTCAAATTATCGAAGGCATCATTACTGCGGTTATAGCAGCTATTCCTCAAATTATAGAGGCAGGTATTACGCTTCTTACATCTTTGGTAGGTGCATTGCCTGATATTATAATCGGCATTATTGAGGCAATACCTGAAATTATAAACGGAATTATAAATGCGTTACTCGACAACATCGGTCTTTTGATACAGGCAGGTGTTGAACTGTTTATGGCGTTGATTACAAATCTCCCAACCATAATCATTGAGCTTGTAAAAGCAGTACCTCAAATCTTATCTGCATTGATAGAGGCTTTTGGTAAAGGAATCGGCTCTTTTGTAGATATCGGTGCGAATCTTGTAAAAGGCTTGTGGGAAGGTATACAAAGTCTTGCTACATGGCTTTGGGATAAGGTTTCAAGTTGGGCTAGTGACCTTTGGGATGGTATTTGTGATTTCTTTGGTATCCATTCACCGTCAAGAAAAATGGCGTGGATCGGTGACATGATGATGGAAGGTTTGGCAGGTGGTATTGACGAGTCTGCAGGACTTGCAATTAAGTCTGCTACCGATATGACAGACGATTTGAACTCCGTGTTTAATGATTTGTCGGCAGACCTTACGACTGCCTTACCCGAAGCAATAGATGTTAACGCAGTGAAATCAACAAGCCTTGATGGTGTGAAAAACGGAGGTGCTAGTGGCTTTGTGCTGCAACTTAGCATTGGTACTTTCAATAACTACACAAACGAGGATATTACTGAACTTACAAACGAAATAATGCAAACTGCAGGAGCATTTATGAAACGCAAGGAGGTGTTGTTGGGATGAATTATTTTGTTTATAACGGTGTTCGTTCTACCGATATGGGAGTGCGAATTATGTCGAAAAATGTATTCTCTGCACCCAAGTATGACTTGACCTTTCAAGCAATACCAGGAAGAAATGGTGACCTAATCAATCCGAATGGTCGCTTTCCTAATGTAACGGTGAGTTATACTTGTTTCCTTCCTGCAAAAAGCATAAGTGAGCTTGCAGAGAAAATAATGAGTTTGAAGGCTTGGCTTTATACCGAACCCGATAGATACCACATCTTGACGGATAGTTATGACACGTGCTTTCAACGCAAAGCAGTCTTTAATAACAAACTTGATATTGCTGATGAGATAAATAAAATCGGTACATTCACCGTGAATTTTTCTTGTCAGCCTTTTAGGTTTTCTATTGCAGGACAAAAGAAAAGTAGCCACACGGCTACGAGTTTTTCACTTACAAATCCTTATCCTTTCACTGCCAAACCATATCTAAAAATAAGTGGTAGTGGAAGCGGAAGAGTTATTGTTCAGTCGAGTTCGTATAACGCAATATGGTCATTCTTAGATATTGACGAGTATGTTGAATGCGACTCTGAAATGATGAACTTTTATAAGGATACAATTCTTAAAAATGACACGGTTGAGGGTGACGGTTTTCCACTTTTACATCAAGGTAAGAACACCATTACTTTTGACGGTGGAATTACAAAAGTCGAAATTATACCGAGGTGGGTGAGCATATGATTCCAATTCTTTATAAAGAAGATACAACTAACTTTTCTACCTATGGTATTGGCACTTTGACGGATACGATTTCTTGTGAAGTGACCGAAGAGCGAAACGGTGTATATGAGTGCGTGATTAAGTATCCTGTAACAGGTGTGCATTTTGGTGAGATTACAAAGGAAAGGCTTATAAAAGCAAAGCCCAATGACACATCGAATCCTCAAGCATTCCGCATTTACAGGATAACAACACCACTTAATGGCATCGTGAAAATCCATGCACAACACATCTCGTATGACCTTATAGGAATTCCTGTGCCGATTTGTTCAACAGCACCTATGATGCCGCAGTTACTTGTGGATCAGTTATTTGCATCGGCACTTGTTCCTCACAACTTTACATTCAAAACCGAATATACGCTGCCTCAAAGGTGTGAAATCGCAAAACCTAAGAACTTAAGAGCAGTGCTTGGTGGTTCAGGTGGTTCTGTTCTTGATGTGTGGGGTGGTGAGTTTGAATGGGATAACTTTGAGGTTATTCATCACAAGGAACGTGGTGCAAATAACGGTGTTGTCATCGAGTATGGAAAGAACCTAACCAAGCTAGAACAAGATAGCGATATTAGTGAAATCTACACCGACCTTTTGCCTTATGCAGTGTCTACGGATGAAGAAGGAGTGGAAACGGTAGTTACACTTGTTGAACAGACTCTACCGATTACCAAAACAACGCTAAAACAAAAGAAGATACTCATTAAGGACTTTACCGACTCATTTGAAATGGGTGAAAGTATACATCACAACGAGCTAAGGTTAAAGGCGAAAGATTATATATCCAACAACCCACTTGGCGTGGAAACACCGTCACTTACGATTTCCTTTGCAGCTCTTTGGAAACAACCTGAATATCCTGCGTTACTTGAGCGTGTTTCTCTTTGCGACACAGTAATGGTAAAGCATATTGATTATGGCGTTTCGGTGAAACAAAAGGTCATTAAAACGGTCTATGATTCGTTGCTTGAAAGGTATATATCTATCACGCTTGGTGCAGTTAAGTCTAACTTTATAAACGAGGTATCTAGCACCAAAGTGGCAATGCAAACTGTAACGCAAACAGTGGATAGAATGCCTACGCTAGTAAATGCTGCAATCAATAACGCAACAAAGCTCATTACAGGTCAAAAAGGCGGTTATGTCATTCTCAACGGTGATAGCGAAACAAGTATGCCTTATGAGTTGCTTGTTTTAGACCAACCGAATATTGCTGATGCAGTTAATGTATGGCGTTGGAACGTTGGTGGACTTGGCTTTTCATCTAATGGCTATAATGGTCCTTACGAAACGGCTATCACATCAGACGGTCAAATTGTAGCGGACTTTATTACCACAGGCACACTTTTAGCAGACATCATAAAGGCAGGAATTATCTCTTCTAAAGACGGTTCTTCCTATTGGAATATCGATACGGGTGAGGTGGTAATTAAAGCCTATGCAACAAGTGATGCTCTAAATAAAGCAGTAGAAGGGCTTGAAGGTAGCATTGAAAAGGTGGAAACAACCTTCACTCAAAGAGCAACGAGCATTGAGGCAAGAGTAACTACCAACGAAACAAACATCTCATCCTTAACCGTATCGGTTGGTAAGGTGGAAACGAGGGTAAGCACTGCCGAAGGTAATCTCTCTTCGCTTACAACCGATGTTAGTGGAATTAAAACCCGTGTATCTAGTGTGGAAGGTGACGTGTCAACCATCGAGCAAAATGTGTCTAGCATAACTACAAGAGTGGCAAATGCTGAAGGAGATATCTCTTCCCTTGAAACAAGCGTTAGTGGTATTTCCACAAGGGTATCTACGGCTGAAGGAAACATATCTAGCCTTACGCAAACGGTAAATGGCTTTAACACTAGAATTTCTACGACTGAGGGTAATATCTCAACCATTTCTCAAAGTGTATCAAGCCTTACAACACGCATAGCTACTGCAGAGGGAGATATTTCAACTCTTGAGCAAACAACAAGTTCACTTTCTGCAACAGTAGCCACAAAAGTTGGTAGCGAAGGTGGTAGCACTTCGTCATTCGGTTGGAGTTTGACGAGTAGTGGTTTTTACCTTTATTCCAATAGCTCAACCGTTATGTCCGTCACAAGTTCAGGTCTTTCGGTGAGTGGTTCAATTACTGCGACATCAGGAACGATAGGTGGCTTTACCATTGGATCTACCAAACTATACAAGACCAAAACTGCTTATAACAACACAACTGCAGGTGTTTATCTTGGAACGGACGGTATTGGACTAGGTGCAGGAACTTTCTATGTAACCTCGGCAGGATATCTTTATGCGACAAGTGGCAAAATCGGTGGTATGAGCTTAAACGCAAGTCAGATGTATTCTGACAACTTTATTTTAGGTACTGTTTACGATGCAAACGACTCTTCAAAATCCTTTACCACGCTTTCTTTTGGTTCTACGGACGGCACAACCTTTACGGCTACAACCGTTCTTACGAATAGTGGATGTTATATGTATTCCTTGTCTAGCGATTACATTTATTGTGGTGTTATTCGTGCAATGTCCATAAGAGCAGATGCAGGTGTAAGTTCAACCACAGGTTTCTATTTTGGTTATTCGGGTGGTTCTGTTACTTACAGTGCAAAGCTTTCATGGAGTGGACAGATGCTTTACTTGAAGATTTATAACGAGGACGGAGTTCAAACTGCTCTTACTGAGGCAAAGACATTCGTTGTTCATTATGCCTGTATTTGGGGTGGAGATACCACTTGGAATGCTACTGTATCAAAAGGTTCAAGCTCCACATCCATTGACACGAATGCCTTTTGGGGTATTGATTATGCAACCTTTAACTATTCAAGCTCAAACAAGTCGCAGCACACCTACTATTTCACGATATCGGGAACTAGTGCTGCTACAACGATTACTGCTAGAGGACATATTGTGCCGTGGAGTGATAATACCTACGATTTAGGTTCTGCCGCTTATAAATGGCGTAATATTTACGGACAAGCAGGTGTGGTTAACACTTCTGATAGAAACGAGAAATTTGACATTCTTCCAATGGCAGAGGTGTACGGACAAATCTTTGATAGACTTCTTCCTGTTACCTTCAAGTATGTAGATAATTCCAATGAAAGAACGCATATAGGTCTTGTAGCCCAGGATGTAAAAGATGCAATCTTGGATGTGGGACTTACTACAAAAGAGTTCGCAGGATATTGCGAGTGGAAGAACGAGGACGAAACTATCGGTTGTGGTCTTAGATACAGTGAGTTTGTTGCTATCAACATTTACGAAATTCAAAAATTAAAAGCTCGTGTAAAAGAGCTAGAAGAAAAATTAAAAACGGAGGAAACAAACAATGAAACTTAAAGACATTTTAGTGGCAAACGAGCCTTTGAAACGCTTATGCGATAAGAGGCTTGTAAACTACAAGAAGATGCGAGAACTTGCCAAATTATATAGGGCGGTTAAGCAAGAGGTGGAGTTCTACTCAGTAGAGGAAAAGAAAGCAGTTGATATCTATGCAGAATTAGATAAAAACGGCACACCTATTTTTCTTGAAGATGGTAGGCTTCGCTTAAAGGATATGGAGTCCAAGATTGCTTTTGAAAAGGAAATCGAAAAGCTCCGTGATACCGAGGTTGACGGCATTGAACCGATTATTCTTTGTGAGAAGGATTTTCGTTCAGAGGACGATTTGCCTACGGTAAATGAAATGCTAGCTCTTGAACCGCTTGTGGTATTCGAGGACTAAAGGAGGAAGAATTATGGGTGAAACTATTGTAACCATCGCATCGATTATCACTGCCATAGGCGTAATTTTCGGTGTCATTTTTGCCATCTATAAATGGTACTTAAAGCAAGAAAAGCAGGATAAGGACATCAAGATAATCAAGGAGGAGCAGTTCCTTCTTACTCAAGGTGTCCTTGCTTGCCTTAAAGGTCTACAAGAGCAAGGCTGTGACGGACCTGTAACAATTGCAATAAAGCAACTAGAAAACCACATCAACAAACAAGCACATAAATAATAGGAGGAATTATCATGAACGAAATTTTAATGAACATCATATCTGTTTTAGTAACTGCGGTTATTTTGCCGCTTATCTCTTTTGCAGGCTCGAAGCTGATTACTTGGCTTAACACCAAGATTAAAGACGAGAACGGTAAAATTCAGCTTACAGTAGCCACCACAATCGTCACGAATGCCGTTAGAAGCGTCTTTCAAACTTATGTGGACACTCTTAAGAAGAACGGTACATTCGACCTAGAAAGCCAAAAAATCGCCCTTACAAAGGCAAAGGACGAGGCTCTTGCTCAAATGACTGATGATATCAAGGAATACATAACCAAGAACTATGGTGACCTTGAGGCTTGGCTTACTACGCAGATTGAGGCAACAATTAATATCTTAAAGAATAAGTAACGAACTATCCCACTTAGTCAATACGGCTTGGTGGGATTTTTTTATTGCAAAAATTCTCTGCATATATGGCTAATGGGTAGAAAAATTCATGTTTTTATGGTATAATAGTTAAAACATCAAAGAAAAAGGATAAGTTATGGATAATCTTGTATGTTCTTTTTTTGGTCACAGGGACGTTGAAATCACACCTGAATTGACTGAAAGAACCACAAAGGAAATAAAAAACGCCATTGTCGAAGGTTGTCGAATTTTCTACTTTGGTGGCTATAGTGATTTTGATAGCTTGTGCTATTCCATTGTTACACAAATCAAAGAGCAAAGACCTGAGTTAGAGCTGCAAAGAATATATTGTGTC